CATTATAGGCAGATACTGTTTTATAATTTTGGTCTTAATACCCTGATCAGTTAACATTGATCTTACCGCTTCACTATAAACTCTCGACTCACGCAACTTACTTTTCTCTTTAGTAACAGACTCAAATTCCTCTTCTAGAACTGTGACCTCTTCGTGGTCTTTTTTATCAACATGGCCAGATTGCAGATGTTTCATTTCTGCATCTAAAGTTGCATTGAATTTTTGTAGTTGAGCCATAGAACTATTCTCTTTCGCAATCTCAACATTATTTGATTGTATGTTTTTATTGACCTCATTGATTGTTGAAACCTTCGCTTTAGTTGCATCCAACTCATCTTTAAGGTCATTCATTCCTTTAGACAACTTGTCAACTTCAATTTTCTTTTTGTTGATCATAGTGGATTTGAAAGTCTCATCAATATGTTGTTGACATGTCGGGCAGTCCTCATTCTTTTCAAAGAAACCAATCAGTCTATTATGTGCTCTATGTTTTTCTTTCAGTTGAGATTGAATGTCTTTCAGTTTGGTAAACTTCTCCTCAACCTTTGATGCATTAGATATCTTCTCATGCATACTTTCAATATCATTCTGAAGGTCAGCAATCTTTCGCTTCTTCTTAAAAATCTCCTCTTCATTACCAGCAATCAGAGTTGTTTTTTCTTCAATCAACTTTCTTCGATTATCTTGGATGTCTTTGATATACTTTTTCTTTAGCACAAGTTTCTCTTTTGTGATAGATTCCTTATACTCCAACTCTCTACATTCAGTTTCGATTGTTTTTAACTTCTGCTTGAGTATCATGTTCATCAAGGAGAAAATCTGAATATCCAAAATCTCTTCAACGACTTCACGCCGATGTCTGGACTTCAGTTGCATGAAAGGAATGAATGTAGATGAACCAAGAATGACAACCTGTGTAAAACTACGATAGTTCAGTTTTAGGATTTGTTGTTCTAGATATTTTTGATAATCTCTCACATTGGCATCTTGGTTATACATCTTGCCGCCAATATAAATCTCAAATACATTTGGCTTGATGCCACGAACAACTTTTATATCTTTACCACCAACGGTAAACTCAACCTCTACAAGACAATTAGATGCGTTGACAGAATTTAGAAGTTGTGGTTTATTGATGTTGCGAAATGGTTTACCAAATAGACCAAAACATATTGCATCAAGGACAGTTGACTTACCAGCGCCATTCTCTCCGATAATAAGTGTTGTAGAGTTTTTGTCTAGTTGTATTTCAGTGAAGTTATTACCAGTTGATAAAAAGTTCTTCCACCTAACATAATTAAAATGAATCAAATCTCTAAATCCTGTGCTTCAATATATAATTCTCTTGTCGTATTCTTGAGTCTGTCTTTACTTAGGTCAATCGGTAGGTCATCAATATAGCGTTCAAGTAAGGTCATAGTGTCCTCGGTATTCTCAACAATATCATCAGAGACATTGCTTGCATCCAACTCTGAGAAATCTTCAATAATCTTGACCTCATGACAATCAGCTTGCAACAACCTATCAACAAATTTGTCGAACTGATAAAGGTCTTTCTTATTGACCACAACCAATTTCACATATTTATTTTTGTACGCTGACATATCATGATTATCGTCAAAAATGGACACTGTATCATCATAATAAATCTTAGAGTAAATAGTATAGGGATTGACAATCCGTTCTAACTCTCTCTTCTCTGTGTCAAATACATGAAACCCTTTAGGATCATTCCAATCATTCCAGTAGATTTCATATGGTGTGCCAAGATAGAATATTTGGCCGTCATCTGATTTATGGTGATAGTGACCACTCATCACCATATCAAACCTTTTGAACTCTTGCTTGTCCCAGCCATGATCCATAACTAAACCTTTCTGCATCTCAAAACCATTTAACTCTAAATGGCCCATGCAGATTTGAGCATCAGATGTTTGCAACATCTTCATCGTGTGAGACATATTTTCAGTATTAATCCAAGGAACAAATAGAATTTTACAACCATCAAACTCAACTTCAGTTGATTTCTCATAAACGGTAATATTCTTGTGTCTACCGTCCACAAGTTCTTGTAGTGAGTTCACCTCGTTGGTGTTCTTATAGAAGGTGTCGTGGTTTCCAACAAGCATGTGAAAGTTTATATCTTCAAACTTATCGATAAACCTCTCACGGAAATCTTTCGCAATACGATAGGACACATATTTCCTTCTATCCATAACATCGCCAAGATGAACAACATTGGTTATGTTATGTTCTTTTAGATATGGGAAAAACTGATTCTCGTAAAACTGGAAAAAATATTCGTTAAAGTTTTGATTGTCATTCCTAGCGCCGAAGTGAGTGTCGGTGATTAGAGCTACTTTCAATCTTTTTTCTCCATGAAGACTTCTAGTCCTTTTTTCTTACCAGAGTCTTCTTTTTTCTTGGGTTTATAAACATCTTCCTCTGGCAAGAATGCAGCTAAGTCTATACCCTCAACATGATAAGTATTATTATCACCTTCCATAGTTGTAAAGGAAGTATAGGCTTCCCTCTCAATCATTTTATTCTTCACATGACTTTGCTTTTTCTCTTTTGCAATTCTTCTTAGAAATGCATAGTAGATTATCTGAGTGAAGTATGCAAAAGGATTTTTTGATTTTTCTGGATTGAAATTTTTCACATATTGTAGACAATTCTCAATGCCGTCTGAAATCATTTCATCTCTATAAGTGTAATTTATGAAATTTGGTCTATACGATAAATGAGTTGCAATTTTTAGGAAACACTCACCAATATAGTTTGTAACGGGAGGAGACTGCTTTCCATCATCCTCTGCGATAGCGCACTTTTCTCTCCACTCAATCATTGCCTGTAGAAAAACTTTGTTGTCTACATAATGAATACTTTTTTTCTTTGCCATTTAAATCTCCAATCACATAACATATAATAAACAAATATACACACAATGTCAATACCCATTTATTTTTCATTGGAGTATTGACAAGCAGTGAAAAACCGTGTACTTTAAGTATGTGCCTGGGTCAATGAATAAGTTTAGAACCTGTTTCGGCTTCCTCTAATAGTTCATCGTACATATCTTCATCGTCTGGGTCATCGTTATCTGGAGATAGAATATCCCCATCTCCCCAGTTTGCATCTATTTTTCTAATCACATGCTCATAGTATCTAGCTAATCCAGTTGATGCATCAGCGATTAGTATGCAATGACTTTTATTAACCTCAAAATATCTCTGATCGGAAAAATGTTGCAACCACGGCTTGAGATTTAAGATTTCATTAACCTGTCCATTTGAGCTTAATTTAGGAATTACATCCATTTTTAGTGGATTCGACACTTCATAATTGTCTACGGTTTCACCACTTATCTCACAGATAATCATTTCATTGTTGGCAAACTTTAGAATCTTGTAATTTTCTAGATTCATTTTAATTTTATCCTATCTATTTTATAATCAAATTTTTGTTCACTATAGATATTTATGCGTTCTTTAAAATGTCTTAGGGTGAAATTGAGTTTAGAATCGATGGAGAGATCGTCGGAGATGTCAAAGACTTTGAGACTTCGGCTTTTGTCTCCAAGTCGCAAACCACGCCCAAGGGACTGTAACACTCTAATTTTGCTTTTGCTGGGACTGGCGAACACGATGTTACTAATGTTCCTAATGTTAATACCAGTGCTAAAAGTGCCATAACTGGCCACGATGATTGCTCCATCTTCTTTCTCCACTATCTCTCTAATCTGCTCTCTGGTGTCTGTATTAACACCACCATAGACAAAAAATACTTTCCTGTCCTTGTATTTATCTTTTATAAGTTTATAAAGCGGTTCCCCGTGCTTTTCTACAAACTGAAATAAACAGAGGGTATTACCAGTGCAATGGCCCACAAGATTGCTGAGAAATATATTCCTTTCAGCCTTAGTGACGATGTATTCCAATTCTGCTCCATAGTCGAACTCCTTTACTATTTGTCTATCCTCATCGGGATATTTTAAAACTATACAGTTAATCTTTAAATTTGATAGCGTTTTATTATCAATCAATTCTTTTGTTGTGACAACATATTTTGCTTTACCAAACAATCCCTCTAATACTAATCTATTCGTTTGAGTTCCGTCCAATGTCCCTGTCAACCCAAAACGATATTTACAAGTGTCAAGTTTTGTCATAACACCTGTCAAAGACTTTGCTTTGAACAGATGAGCCTCATCCCCAAACACTGCTCCAAACTGTCTAAAGTACGGTCTGGGCATTCTGTGAATGGATTGCCAAGTTGATATTACTACATCTTTTTCAACTTTTTTATCATGTCCTTGATATATTTTTTGACAGTATGTTCCAGAACTCCAACCATAATCCTCAAAGTCTTTGTACATCTGTTCGACAAGCGAAGTGGTTGGAACCAAAATTAGAGTTTTCAATTCCATCATGTGGTAGTAGCGAACAAGACAATATATTATTAATGACTTGCCCGAAGCAGTAGGAGAAATGAGCAAAGAACGATCTGTGGCAATAGCATGGGTAATGGCATCAATTTGGTAATCTCGTATTTTAAGTCTTCGCTTATTGAGAGTGGGTCTGAGCCCTCGTACAAAGCCTTGCACCACACTTCTGGCCACTGTTCTTTCACTTCTGAGTCCGTCTTCCAATTCATAATCTTCACCATTATTTTTAAAGTACTCTTCTATATAGGGGAGCAGTCCTCTGTATATTTCACCTGTGACAATATTGTATAATCGAATCTTACCATCCCAAGTTTTATTCCTATATGCAGGCATATACTTGAAGCCTGGAACTTCAAAGGTAAAGAAATCATTCACCTCCGCTGCAAGTGATGGTTCAATATCTATTATTTTTATGTAGACCTCATTCTTTTTAGATATACGCATTTTGTAATGTGTGAGGCTCACCGTAATGACCTCTTACCAATATGTTCCATGCAATACTTATTCGTTCATTCGGAGTAGAAGGAACCCAATGCATCAACCATGATGGGAAAATAAATGATGTGTCAACAACAGAGTTAAACTGTATCATTCCAGAGTTGTCCCAGTTTGGTGTATTTCTTGGTTTTAAAATATTTGCCGCTGGTCTAGGATCAAAAAACTGTATTGGAGAGCCTCCCTTCAAATAGTATACACCAGACAATGTATTATTAGAGTGTGTATGAGGTGGATGGGTTTGTCCCTCTTCTAATATATTACTCCACATGTTAGTAATTTCAATTTTATCGAACTCGTATCCACCATCTTCAAGTATCTTTTCTGTTACTACTTTAATATTATCAGAGAGTGGTCTAAAGTAAGAAATTTTATGTAAAGTGTCATCTTTTGCTTTTTTGTAATGCGTTTGATTTACCTTTTGAACATAACTTCTCATCATCATCTGATCATGATCACTAATATTCATTTTAGCTTCATGAACAGAGGTAGGAAAACATTTCCAAGTTTTTACGTTATCCATAACATCAAAAACCTCCAGCCACAAATTTCTTCCAATCTTGAGCGTTACGAATATCCCATCCTCTATTATCTATAGACTTTATCACACCATCTATAAACTCTACTATTGTCTCATAGTATACAACCTTCTTCTCAAGTTCAATAATATCGTCATCAGAATTAATATACATCTGAAGGTCAGTTTTCAGAACCTTCAAGTCAAATGGTTTTGCGGCATAAATTTTCGCATCGGACTTGCCACCATAATATTCCCACTTCTCTCGATATAATCGTTTGTGGTCAGCTTTACACTGAAACATGAGAAGTTTGTATTTGGTTTTATACTCTAACCATTTTGGTTTGATGATTTGATTTTTGTAGGATTGTTGGTGTAGGTCTTCATCATCTAATATAATAAGGTCTTCTTTGGCTTCCGCCTGTAATTCACTTAACTTGTTCATTTAATCTCCATTATGATGCAGTGGTGTTTAATGCAGTAAACTGATATATCTGATATGTAAATGTAGCATTTGCAATTACATTAGTAACATCTGTAGCATCATTGCTAAACTGCACGGTACTCAATGCTACAGGATACAAATCTAAAAAATCAACCTGTAATAAAGGATTATTTTTATTTGACAGAACCATAAGATATGCATCAGAAAACAATGCATTAGCAGGCGTGGAAGCACCAACTCTATCTGTCGAAGGACTTACCGCTGCGCTTGGGGTGTTAGATATATTTGATTTAAAATCACTGAACTGTTTTCTGCTCTTTGGAAAACCAATTGCAGTCATCCATTCATGCAAAGACCGATAGTTCTCTAAAAACTCATCGACAATAAAACTTATCTCTAAATTTTCATAAGTTATTTTATCACCCATAATCGGAATGTCTTTAAATGGGGTGGGAAAAATAGCTTCTCCCATATTGATGCCTGGAATGTTTGCTGAAGTCGTAAAAAATTGCACTTTCGGTAATTGGTGAATACCGAAACGAAATTGAGTAGGACTCAAATAATCTAATTTATCTGGTTGTCTGTCTATAGCTGTGGTCATATTACTATTTATAACAAAAAAAAGAGGAGGTCCGAAGACCCCCTCTAAGTTTATAGTCAAGTTTCTTATTATTATTACATAAGATTTGTAACTTTAACCCGACGATAGTAAGCATTCGCATTTGCTGTGAGCGCAATCGTTGCCGCAGTGTTAGCAGCTTCAGCACCAGCAACCGCAAATGGGTTAGCAGCCATACCGTAACGAGTTTTAAACCCGATTTTCGGTTGGAAGGTGTCTTCACCAACCGCACGAACCATTTGCAACGGAACGTATGGGCAGTAGAACATACCAGCATCATAAGGTGATGTTCCCTTATAACCAACAACATAGTACTGCGAAGCAGCAACATTTGCCGAATATGGGTCAACATAGACCTTGTAACGACCATTCATAACACCAGCAAAAGTTGTCTGTGTGTCATCAACATTAAGGTTGTTGTTGAGAGCAGGCGTGTAATCAAGAACACCAGCCATCTGAAGAGCAGATGCAACATCAGCAGAACAGATAACCATGTTACCTTTACCACGACGAGTCTGTTGACCAATCGCATTCGCATCTCTTTCGATAGCGAACATCAAGCCTTTGAACTTCTCAACTGACCAACGACCATTAGAGTCGGTGTCAAGGTCGAAGATACCAGCAGTCGTTGTATTAATCGCAGCACCCTTAACAGCAGTATTGTAGATCGAGCGAACAACCTCACGGTTAATTTCAGCAAGAATCTCTGTCGAAAGAATGTTAGCGAGTTCTGTTTCAGCGTCCAGACCGTGGATCGCTTTGAGGTCTTGAGCAAGTTCCATTGAATACTCAGCTTTCAGAGCACGGGAAACTGCCGTAACCGTCGATTTGTCGATACTGAATGACATTTCAGCAAAAGCATTCGTGGCACTATCACCAAGAGCTTCAGCTTGAGCAGTTGTCATACCAGTTGCGAATGTGTAAGTACCAGCAGTCGGACTGTCATTAAGAGCAGCAGGATTGCTTTCACTTGCACCAATATCTCCACCACCGATTGTGCCGGCAGCATTCTGGTTCGAGAAGTCACCAGAGAAACCGTTTGCAGCAGCGCCGGTTGTCTCATCAACCAATGCTTCTTCACCATCCATCGACAGATGACGGGCCCGCATTGCAAAGATTAGACCAGTAGGGCCA